CAGCCTCCAGACGGGCTGCAGCAATCTGCTCGGGGCTCGCACCCAATGCTTTTAGGTCAGCCTCTCTCTCGTCAACTACGCCGCCCTTGGCCCAGTACCTAGCGGCGTCTTTTAGTTTTTTGCGGCAGCTCCAGTGACGCTGTCTGCATAAGCCTGAATCAGGCCACGCAGCACATACGGATCATCGCAAAGCTGCTTTTTGTTTTTCTCGGTAAACGGCACAGGCTTACCAGCCTCGTCATTAATGCCTTCCCAGCCAAGCAAAATCTCGCCAACAAGGGCATCATCACCCTTATCGACGAGATCATTAAAAGCTGAACGGCTGATCTTCTTGAAGACTGCTTCAAACGCTTGGGTTTCAAACTGGTTGCCGTCAACGGGGACTTCAACCTTGACTTCCCATTTGTAGGAAGCAGTCTTCTTGAGGACGAATGCCACGCAGAATCAGGTGAAAGCTAGCGATAGCTCGTTGTTTCCAGCCGTGGTTGGCAGAGCCATGTAAGGCATGGACAGCGAGATAACGCCGTTGGTATCACCGTAGGATACTCCGGTAACATCCGTTTGAGCTGCAGTCAGGGTGACGATGTTGCCACCGGTTGCACCAAGAACCATGCTGCTGGAAGCAGTAGACACGCCCACTGCATCAGCAAAGTAATCAGTGGTTCCAACAGCTGGAGCCTCGATCACAGCAGTGCCGCCAACAGCGCGGTTGGTGATCAGCACTTCCTTGCTGGAAGCGGTCTCCTTGTAGATCAACTCGTTGTTCAGAGCAAGATCAAACGACTCAATCCGCTGGCTGGTTTCACCAAAGAAGGTGGCCGTGGTCAGGTTGGTGTCGTTGACTTCCAGCGCTGCAGCCTGATTGGCAACAGTGAAGGCGCCGGACAGTGCAGTGTCGTCAGGAGCGTTATAGATCCCGATGAAGTTGAAGCTGGCAGTAGCAAATTGACCAGCAGTCAGGTTGAAGCTCACCGACCCCCGTGCGCCAGTGATCTTGTGACGGGTGCCGTCGTAGAAGCAGTAGATCGTTGCCGAATCAAAGCTGCTGCTGACAGGCGCATAGGTGACGCTGGTGTCGGCCACAGTGGTCTCGCTCAGACCGCAGGACTTCAGCAGCGGGCCGAATGCAGGAGCCGTACCAGCAGTGCCGGAGCCAGCCAGTTCAACATCAAAGGTGACGCTGACTCGCTTGTTGGCAACCAGGGTTGAACGAGTGCTGTTACCTAGAAAACCTTGGAAAGCTGCGGCCTGAACGTTGTCAGACTCAATAGGAGTGACCTCAAGATTGGTCACCTGAACAGCGTCAGAACCACCAACGGGAGTTGGATCCGTCCCGTAAGTTGATTCAATCTTCGCGATCAGAAATTTCTTCCGGGTTAGTGCCATTGTCAGTGGGAGCGGGTGGTTCTGTAATCAGTGTAAGTTTCCCAGTTTTTGGGTCAAACAAGTAACTGCCGCCCGCGCCGGGATTGGGAACTTCCTTACGAATTTTAGCCATGATGTCAGTTGCTAGTTAGGTCAGTTCTGCTAGTGCGATAACGCACTAAATAGTCTTGGGTGATGACGCCCAGGGGCACATCAGCTTCATACAGGCTGAACTCCGTACGGTCAGGTGTCAAGTCGAGCGCATTGCCATTGCACGTTTGATCTGCCATCAGGCGAGCGTGTACTTGCTGCGTAAACGTGTCTGAACTGTCATCCGGCAACGCAGCACGAACCAGAGTTGTGACCCTCACTCGCATCGTGTGGTCAAGCTTGTCGTAAAAATTGGTATCTACCGGCTGATCATTGACAGGTTCAATAATGATCGCGGGCACCTCACCACGAGCTAAAGGCTCAACACGGGAGCGGTAGATCGTTGCGTCCGTGATGTTGTCAAGATTGACCTTCATCCGGGCAAGAATTTTTTCGCGTATTGTGTCGGCCATTGTTATGCAGCAGCAACCTGAAACACGTTGCAAACAACGCTAGGTCGGCTTGGACGGGTGTAAGGGCTTGTAATCGCAGCACCCGCTTTCAACGTAACGTCGGCATCGCTAGGTGCCCAAATCAACTCGATATAGTCGTTGCGGGCAAGCACCAACGTGTGATCAAGCAGCAAGTTGTTATTACCTGGAACGCCGCCATGCGATTCGATGACGCTGACCGCCGTAGTAGTCAAAGGGACATCGCCATCACTGCCACCGTTGTTTCTTCTCAACCAAAAATGAGCGTCGTGAATTTGCGTATCTGCATTTGATAGCTGCAGATTGAACTCAAATACAAATACGCCTGGATTGTCGACAATAATTCGACTGCCAAGCTCTATTCGAACACCATCACTTGCGGCATCAGTATTGGTGTACGTAACTTCTGTTGGAGTATTTGCTGTAGCGCTTTGATCTGCGTTACTTGAAAACTCACCCCAGTGACCGGGTGAGCCGTAATAGTGCAGCTTGTTCCAACCTTCAACTCCGTTGCCGATCTTTTGGTTGCCAGTATCGGTTTCGAAGCCAATTTCGCCCGGAAGCAAAATCGGATTGCGTGCTGCCCAGCCGGCTCGTGTAGCAACTCTCTGGACAGCCATTTTTAATCCTTGCTCAACAACAACTCAGAAAAAATTCCATCGTCAATGGCCCGGTTTTCACGCACTGTGTACGCCGAGCTATCAACAGTAATTGAAGTGCCACGGGAGGCACTGCTCACATCAGAAGTAGTTGCATAAAGCAGATACTCCCGACTAAGAGCCATACCTCCCGCAATCACCTCCACAGGCGAATCCAAAATGCCAACAAACTCATCACCATCGCCGATTTGGCAGGTGACACCGAATTCATCGGTGTTGAGAAATGCCAGCGTTTCAGAAAGTGCCATCAGGATCAGTTGCCGTACTTCTTGCTGTAAACCAGCGAAACGGCATAGACGAACACAGGAGTGGTGCCGCCAGAAGTGCCAACGGCACGCACATAACGTGCGACATCGTTGGTGTTGATGCTGATCTTTTCGAAAGCAGCAGCAGCGTCGGTCACCTGAGTGAAGGTTGCACCGCTGATGTCACTCCAGTCGGAGTTGTTTGCAGATTCCTGCAGCTTGACATCAAGGGTGGGGGAAGTGCCGCTGCCAGCCTCAGAGTCGAGGATGACAATGGCTTCACCTTCAGCATCGTTGGACCCTTGCAGGTCAAAACCGGTGCCGTTTGCAGAAGCGTTGCGGGAGTCAGCACCCAGCAAGCTTGCGATGTAGGTCTTAGACCCGAGGTTGTGGATCATTGGTCTTTCTCCGTTTGGGAGCGGGTTTAGTGGGTTGAGGCTTTACTTCAGCCTCGATCACAACTTCCTGAGGTAAAGGAGCGGGCATCGCCTTCCCAATGCCAATCAGCAAAAGAGCTGATTTGTGGTCCGTTTCGACAAAATCGCCTTCCTGGACCTGTTTTAAGTCAACAATCGTCGACTTCAGCATTTTGATGCGCATACCCGCTCCTCGTTATCAGGACAGCTTGCAGATCGACTCGGGGTGGCGGATGGCCACGTCGTAGTCCTGCATGGCGACCACGCGGACGGTGCCAGAGGCAGAGCCGGTGTAGGGGTCAACCATGATGTCCAGACCGCTCCAGAAGCCAATCATGATGTCGCTGAAGTTAGCGAACACCGCAGTGCTGGCAGGCATGGAGTTGGACACGTAGGCGGGGTAACCGTTGATGGTGTTGTCGCCTTCGTAAACGAAGATGCCGTTGGTGCCGGAAGCCTTCTCGGTGGTCTTCAGAGTTCCGCGCAAAGCGGAGTTCATCATGTAACCGAGGTTGCCGAACAGAGCGTTATCGGTGCTCAGGGCAGCTTCAGCGTTAACGAAGTCAGAGAAAGCAGCAACGCCGGATTCAGTGTTGATGCCGGTGACGTTCAGGAAGCCCAGCGGATAGGAGCCGGTGCCAGTGCCGTTGATGGCCTGGTTCTCAACTTCGATCGCGATTTGCTGAGCCAGGTCACGACGGACGAGGTTCTCAACATCAACGCTGGACTGAAGCAGCAGACGACGGGAGTAGTCGGTCAGAGCACCAATGGTGCGGGGCTGCATCGTCACCTGATCCACGGTGAGCTGCGATTCGGTGATCGAACCGGACTCAGCGACGTGGTACGTGGTTGCACCGCCAGATTGACGGGGGATTGCAACCATGCCCTGCAGGCCGGTCATCACGTTGGCGCCAGCCTGAGTAAGAACCAGGGACTTACGGAGCAGATCGATGAAGCT